TTTTAAAACACCTTTCCCAGTCAAAAACTCAACTCTAGCACCGTTATACTCTTCACCGACTTTATAAATAAAACCAGTCTCTTTATCTCTAAAAGCTTCAATTACTAGAGCCACGATTACCTCCTTTTATAATGATACTTCCGAACTTGTTACAATCTGTACTTCATCTAAGCGCTCGAATGATGGTAGAGCAATCATAGAAACCTTAGTCTGTACGTTAACAGGATCAGTAGTCTTAGTAGTTGTAACAGCAATACCTGTCTCTACAAGAGATACCTGTGCATCTGTTGCTTGACCTCCCATGAGGTCAGACTGTTCAGGAGTTGTCCCAAATACTGTATAGCCAAGATTTCCGTTAGGTACAAGTGTAACTACGCCATCAGGGAAATACTTCTTGCTTTCACCTGCGTCGTTAACGAACACACCATCTTTAAGTAAGATGTTTAATCCCAATTCTTCAGAAAGATAAGATTTTAATTCTGCTTTAGTAACAATTGAGCCTTCCGGTGCAAGTGGTTTAATTGCTTTTACGGTTGCTTTTGCGTTTTTGATATAGCCAAAAGTTTTTGAGTTTAAGACGATGGCTTCAGGAACGTGACCTCGCTCTGTTACTGTTTCAATAGCTTTCTCAATGTCGGCAAGAGGGTTAGCAGTTTCTTTATTTGACCATTCTTGTGAACTTTTAGTCGTTTGAGTTACAGCTAATCCATAATCGATATCTTTCATAACACCGTTTGAATTGATGTGGATTTTACCACTTGACAACACTTCCATGCGCATAGCTTCAAGACGTGCTTTAGCACCAGCGATTAGAGTAGTTTCATCATTAAAGATTGTTGATAACACTGTGTCAATAAGTTCTTGATTTTTAGTTTGTGCTAAAACGTTAAGTTGTTGACGGTCAGCCTCTTTTACAAACATACCTTCTTTGAAGTAAGGCATTTCTTCGTCTAACAAGTCTACAGACATGCGGTCACGAAGTGGAACTTTAGTGTCAAACGCCGCCGCTTTGATACTAACTGGTTTGCCAGCTGCTCCTTTGATAAAGGATAACTTAAGACCAAGTTGTTGTTTAGATGGGAAAGCTTTTTCTCCCAAAGACAAGTCAACGTTTGCTTGTTGTTTATCATAAAATCCTTTGATGTTAGCAGATGTTACAACGTCATAAATTAATGCCATTATTTAGTTCCTCCTTTTACAAATACAATGTGTGGTAATTTAGTAGCTAATTTTGATGGATCTTTAGCCAAAGCAGAGTCTGCCAACTTATCAGAATTTACTGTGCCACGATAAACAAGAGGACCCGCAGCATTGCCTTTAGATAAGTCAACATCTGTCAACAAAATGCCATCGATATGAGCTTCACCATCTACTTCACTGTTTTGAACTGGTTTTACTTTTTTAGTACGATCTTTAAAAACAGACTCATCAATCCCTGCTAAAACTGTTCCAGCAGATGCCAGTCCATTACCAAATTTACTTGCATCTAAAGTCACAGAAATCGCTTCGTATGGCAAGTTATGTAAAATCTCTTTTGATGTTTTTACTGTACGTTTATTCATTTTTTCCTCCTAAAATAGTTTGGTGTTAACTTTTCCAGCTCGTTCTGCTAAGCTTGCACCAAAATTTGATTGAGTTGTAATAGAGCCACTTCCGATTGAAGGGGTGGCTTGTCGTGCCAATGATTTGCGATCATCAGCGATTGCTTTAGCAAATGCGCTAGCTAGCTTAGTGACATTTGCTTTTGTTTGCTCTGCATCTAAAGTTACTGCAAGACTAAGAACATCATCATCAACATTAATATCAGCCTCTGAAAACATTTTACGAGCAACTGCTGTTAGTTCGTTGCGTGTCTTATCATCTTTTAGTTGTTGCAACTCTTCTAACAATTTCTGTGTTTCGTAGTTAGCTTTTTCTTCGCTGTTCATCTTTGCTAATTTTTTAGCTTCGTCTTGCTCTGCTTTAAATTGCTCCTGAGCGTCTTTGTGAGCTTTTGCAACTGCACGATTAACATTCTGTTGTATCATTTCAGTTACTTCCGCTTGTGTAAAAGTCTTCTCTGATGTAGCTTCCGCTTTAACTTCTTCTTGAGTTTCGACTTCCTCTTGTGTTGCTTCGTCTACTACACCATTGTTAACTAAATCTGCCATGAGGCGCCTCCTGTTTAAAGTCATGTCTGACTATTAAATCTTGCACAGTTTATAGCCGTAAGCACGTTTTGGGCATAATAAAAACCAGCCTCAACTGGATTTGTGACTATTTATTTTTCCATTTTTTCTTTGAGTGTTTTTTGATACGACTAAGCTCGTTGTTAGTCGCTTGTGCGTTATGCTCTACAATTTTTTCAAGTTGTTCAATCCGTTCGTGTTGTTTGCTTAATTCTTTAAAAAAAATTCGTTTTCTACAATAAGTGAAGCTATGTAGCGTTCGATTTTGCGTTTTTTCTTAATGCGTTTGTTCATTTTTTACCTTTCTTATGTTCGATATCTTCACCAATAACTGCACAACGACAATGTGGGTGAAATGGCGGTGCTGTATTGCCTGTATCCCATTTTTCCATAGGATACGGACCGTCACTTGCTATTCCTTTACAAATAGAACAGGCGGAGGGCTCTGGCAATATCTCAAAACCATTAAACCCGTTGTCTTCTATTGACATTTTGCTAACTTCCATTTGTACCCTTGCATGTTCTGTGATTGCTAGACGTCTAGCATAGCTATCTGATACCCCAAACTCTTTTTTTAGCTTATTAGACAACTTAATGGCGTTATCGCCTTTTGTTATAGCTTTATAAACTTCCTCTTTTACTATTTTTCTAAGGTCGTCTTGCCTTTGCCAAATATTTTCACTCCACGTTGCGCCTTTGAAATTTGTATTTATGGTTACTTTAGCTAGCTTTTTAATGTCATTTTGACTAGAAACAGATGTTCCAAGTAAGCCAGACTGAAATTTCAACTCTTCTTCAAAACCATCTTCAAGGAATTTTTTTGTCGCTTTGTATTCATCTTCCGATAAGCTTTGCATCGCTAAATCAATATTTAATTGCAAAAGCTCTAAAGCGTTAACTTTCATCTTTAAATTATAAACAGCCATGTCTATATTTTCTTGATGCGTAAAATTAGCTTTAGTGACTTTAATTCCCTCTTTGCGCATTTCGTTAGCCCTTGCAACTAATTCTTTTGCCTTTTTCTGATAAGCGTTGATATCAACGTCAGAGACAGCTTTTTTAGCGAGCTTTAAGTCTATTGCCTCTTTATCTGCATAACGCTGGTAAAAAGACTCGATTTCTTTTTCGATTTCACGAAAATGGTAATCGTGTATCTGTTTCATGGACTTTCCCAACTTGATATCTTTTTTGTCTTTGGCTTCCATCTCTTTTTTAACACGTTTACGCCAATAACTTTTACCTTCCTTAGTGTGCATGTCCATGAGCTAACTCCTTGTCTGACATACGTGTTTGAGCTTCTAGTTTTTGAGCTAACAAACTGCCCGACTGCGATTCTTGCATGATTTTATCTTCTTCTTCATCTGGATCATCAACAATACCAGTGACAAACATCTTAGTTTTGTTTGATAACTCTCCACCAAGTGCTTTAAAATCATTTATTTTTTCTTGGTCTGACTTAGGTAAGTTTGGAGTAAAGATTATTTTTAGCTTGCTGATATCAAAATCTTTAATTTCACTTAAAAACTCACCAACATGAGCGATAAGCTTATATCTACGTTTCAACGACTGCTCAAATAACGCTTGTAAGTCCACACGTTCTTGGTCTAGTCCAAAAACTTTCCACTTGAGCGCTTCTCCGGACTGATTACCAGCAAATTTGTTGTCTGTCATATCTGGCGTATTAGTAAATCTGTGGATATCCTCAGCGATTCTGTTTTTATACGCTTCAGTTCCTTGCACGTCATATTTTTTATACAAATACTTAGCGTCAACAGAACCTTCACGTCCTTCGCTATCAACAGGTGGTTCTAGATTTAACAATCTAGCTTTTCGCATAGCTCTCAAATATGTAATAGCTTTTTCCGGTGTATCTACGTATTCAGGAAACGACACACGACCAATAATTGCTAGAATAGCGTCTGACAAGTCTTGCATGTAGTTAGCTGTGTCTGACTGCGCAGAGTCGTATAAATCAATCAAAGATAATTCTGTTTCGTAATCGCCTAAACCGTCATCTGTATTAAGATATTCCGTGATAGGGACAGCACCAAAAGCATGCGGTTGTCTACCTATCTCTGTTAATTCTCCGTCAAATTCAAAAAAGATAACTTCCGAACTTGTATAAACTTCTACTGTCTTGTCTGTTTTATCTATTTGACTTTTGTTGTAGTATCGCACACCAATAAGACTATCTTTATCAACATCATTTTTATAGATAATAAAAGTCTCTCTCGGGTCTAGTCTTATCACTTTTGTTTTATTGTCTGCACTACGATAAGCGAGTTCGTAAGCACGACCAACTTTAGACAAGTCTTTTATAAGTTGTCTATTTAATTGATGGAAGTTGTTCTTTTTTGCTAACTCTTTTAAAAGTTCGTTGTTAACTTCATCGTCATACTCAACACGTATTGGATTACCAACAAGATATCCCTGTTTAAATGTTGATATATACTTGCCATAATTATGTATGGCACGAACATCAGCCATGTCCTCATCTTGCCTACGACCAGACTTAGATACCTCGTGATTGTTTCCTTCTGCATAATCTAACAACTCTTGTATACGTGGTTTTTGAATGTTCTCGTGGTGTTTTAAGTATTCAAGTAATATTTTATAGTTGTCATCAAACAAAGCGCTTATATCGCTTATCTGATACCTCATTCTTGACTCACGATGAAAACGCAACTCTAAAAGTTTATGTTCCCCAGTTGAGTCAATAAAATCTTCTATGTGTGCCATTGTTTCTCCTATCTAGTTTTTAAGACCTTGATAAAGTACATTGAAATTGTTGGTTTTACTTATGCTATCTTCTTTATGCTGTGAATAAAGAGCATATCTGATGGCATCTAGCACATCATCGTATTCTTTTTGTGGTTCGTCTTTTGTGCTGTTAGGTTTCCATTTGTATTGATATATCTCATCAAAAAAACGAGGTATCACGCCCCGTTTAATAAATAACCTGTTTTCTTTCAAAAGTTTGGCGATATGTTCAATTCCTGAAACAATCGACTTGTTAGCGTTCCTTGCTTTTAAACGTTCCCTTTGAAATCTCGTTACATGTTCAGGGCGAGCGCTATCTGACCAAAAAATAATATTGCCGTAATGCTCTTTAAACTCATTAGCTCTATCAACCCACCAATCTATTTCTTTATATTGCTCTGCAATACCGTCTAAAAGGTAATAGTTGCCTTTTTTGTCTTCTCCGACAATCACAATCGAACCATAATGGCTGTATCCCCAGTCAACTCCAGCGAAATATCTAACCATCTTAGGCAATTCAACCACTTCGTGGACGTTTTTATCATAATCAGAATAAATAGCACCCTCTGCGACCGTCCATTTACCTAAAATGTCACGGTCATAGAATTTTCCACTAGGCGTTGCAGCTTTTATAGATTCGATGTATCGCTTAGACAAAAATGTGTTATCGTCTAATTTAAAGCTAAAATCAATAATCATATCATCGTCAGAGTCGATATAATCCGTTTTGAGCCAATGATTAGGGTTATCTGGGTTACTATCCCAAACTATCCTTGCACCCTCACCAGAACACCTAGAAATGATTTCTTTGAACACTGTCTCGTTAGCAAGTGAAGCTTCGTTAACATATGCACCATAAGCCGTAAAACCACGAGCACGTTTAAGCCCCGATATAGAACCAGTATAGACCTGCACCACCTTGACTCCAGCTAGAACAAAAGCACCATGTTTATCATATTTAGGTTCAATATCAAAGGTATTGTACAGGTCTTGTAAAATGTTGTTGTGAATAGATGTTGACGAAGTCCCAGCCAAAATATACATTGGTTCTTCAACGCCTAGTTTGTCAGCTATCCTACGCACCCTCACCAGCTCATTAAGAAAAGTAATATTGTTAACATAGGTTTTACCCGAACGCTTAGCGCCGTGAAGACCGCATATAAAGAAGTCGTTATGTCTGATTTGTTCAAGCACTTGCCATTGTTTAGGCGTAAAATCAACGATCATCTAAAACCTCTCCAAGCGCCTTAGTAAAGGCAACCAATTTATCTTCCTGTTCTTCATCACCAACAACTTGTGCTTTAAGTTTCTCAATTTCAAGTTTAAGTTTTTCAAGTTCCCATTTAGTCGGATAGCGTTTCATCAATTCGCTACCTGCTTTGATAACCTCAGCGATAGATGGCTTTTTCTCGATACTCACAAACTCACCAGTCACTGGATTTAATTCGGTCACTTCTTCGGTTAGTTCTTGTCTGAGAACCTTAGTAAAAACTCTTAAAATCTCATCTGCTTTTGCGATTGCTTGGTCTTCTAAAATAGCCATACGATCATCTATCGCTTGTTTTATTTGAGGTTTTTTGAGGTTTTCTGCACCAGATTGATAGGCTGCTTTTTCAGCATATCCTGCCTTGATTGCAGCATCAGTTGCATTTCCCGAGATGATGTACTCATCTATAAATTTTTGTTGTTTCAGTGTTAATTTACCTATTTTCCATCACCTCCTCCGTTTTTAAAAAAATAAGTATTTTATGCGTATTTTACTTGACAAACATGTCTTTTATGTGTATAATATAAGTATAGAAAGTGAGGTAAGCAATATGCCAATGACCCCTAAGCAAATGATTAAATTGCTTAAAAAGAACGGGTTTTATGAAATTAGTCAAAACGGTAGTCATAAAAAACTTCGTGATGACTTAGGACACCAAACAATCGTTCCAATGCACAATAAAGACCTTGGCAAGGGTCTTGAAGATACCATCTTAAAACAAGCGGGTTTGAAATAATCCGCTTAACAAGATGGCTTGCTTATCTCACAATAATCAAAGGAGAATTATTATGTTAGTTTATCCAGCTATATTCACACAAGACTCAGATTATATCATGGTTACATTTCCAGATGTCCCTGAAGCAATCACTCAAGGTGAAGGCTTTCAAGAAGCTTACGAAATGGCTGTCGAAGTCTTAGGTTTTGCCCTTGAAGATTATACTGACTATCCAAAGGCGAGCTCCGTTTCTGATTTAAAAGAACAGTATCCTGGTTCTGATATTGCTTTAATTGGCATTGATATGATTGCCTACATGAAAAAATATCACTCTAAGAAGGTACGCAAAAACGTGACTATTCCTGAATGGTTGAACAACGCAGCCGAAGATAAAAATCTCAACTTTTCCCAAGTACTTACTGAAGCACTTGAATTAAAATTACAAGCATAAGAGCCACCGTTGTGGTTCTTTTTGCATAATAAAAAGCCACCACAATTGGTGACTAATTGGTTAACCATAGATAAATAGCGAATGAATGCTAAGCTAATTGCCTACCCCATTCTGGGACACTTCTATTTATCGAACAGGAACAGTCGGAATCGAACCGACACATATAATCAGACCGTCGACAATCCAATTATCAAGGCGCTACCTCTACCGTTTTCCAATCACGGTTCATGTTCCAACGGTTTAGTCTTACTTGGCGCAAAGGTCCCCGTAGAGATACCAGTGCTTATTTTTAAAGTAAGCCTATAGACCCATCACGAATCGAACGTGATTAATACCACTAGGTCTACACAAAAAAACGG